GCTGCAATATCAACTTTCTTAATCATATCCTGTGTAGCTAATTCAGATATTTCTCCACCAAAAGGACCTCTAGGGGGTATATGTTCTCTCATACCCTCACTTAGTTTTTCCAAGGCATCAGTCATATATGCAAGTAAAGTATTTTTTTGACTGGCAGAAGTATTAGGATCTGTAAATGCTGTTTTCCATTTATCCCATTCTCCATAAGTCATTCCATTAAGGAGAACTGTTACATCGACTGCTGCATGTTGTGCATCTGTAGAAGCATTTTCATCTTGACTTGCTCTCCATGCTAGATAAGCTAGAGCAGCTACCAAGCCACCCTTCGGTCCTCGACCTTTAGGTCTGAGTGATTTAATGTTTTGTTCTAATCTTTTAATGTTTGCCCTAGCAGCATTGATACCTTCAATTGCAACTCTTTTTGCCGATTGAGTTTCTGCATTTCGCAATCGATCTTCTAATCCTAATAAAGCAGCTGCTGTCCGAGTTATATCTTTTCTATATTGAGCTTCTATTTCAGCAAAATGCTTTGCTTTCTCACCTGTAGACATAGCTGCAGCCTTTTGAGAGTCAGGTACACTGTAACCTAATGTCTTTGGCTTTGCTTTAGGCACACCCCTTCCAGCTTCATTTATAGCTTGAGCCTTTCGAAGTTCTATTTCAACTGCTATTTCTTCTAGCAATGCTAACTCATTTCCTGTTGGCTTCACTTTGGAAGCTTGAGCCTTTTTTAATATAGCTAGTAGTTCTTTTGAAGTATGCTTCTTATGATAATCTTCTTCCCAAATGCTCTTAAAATGTGATACATCCGTCGGATGAAGCTGTGATACATCTCCGTCGTACCATGCATCAGCAATTGCTTGGACATATTGTGCTTCTGAAGGTTCATTTCCTCTTATAAAACTAGCCATCTCTGCTGTCTGTGATTTACGCTTGGGACGATGATCCAGATGCCCATGGATCAATCTACCTTCTTCAGACGGTTCTGGTATTCTTTGTGCACCTTGACCTTGATAAGCGAGTATCGGTGTGGGTGGATAGAGTCCTCTAGGGTGATCTATTCTACGTAGTGTATGAGGAAGATCTTCAATAGGATCAGCTGCAGCAGGTAGTTGAGGTCCTATATATTCATATCCTGTAACTGGTACATCAGGTGGAATCGCTGCAGCTCCATACTCTCCAGGGTATAACTCAAAATCATGCACTTGACGCTGCCTAGCTCCAGGTTTTTCATACTCGGCTTTTATTGCAGCTGCAGCATCTGCTTTTGCTTTAGCCTCAAGCCCGAGAGGTCGAGATGGTTCTGGTTCTGGGGCTGGTGGTGATGGTCCTGGAGCTGGTGGTGGAGATCGTTCCCCCTTCTTTAATAGTTTCTGTCTTTCCTTTTCAAGTTTGGTAACTTTTTTTCGATCTTCTTTAAGTGCTCGAAGTATTCTTTGCTTTTTAATCTTGGTTAATGATAATTCATCTTCCTCTATCAGTTTATGAAAAGTCTCTATGACAGTGATTAAATGTCTTATATCTTTTTCTATATATTTTATTCGTCTTAGTTCTTTAGGACTTAGTGCCATTAATCTTTCTCCAACATTCTTTCAAGACGTGATGTTATAACTTCCAGTCTAGTGGTTACAGTTTTTAAATCATCCACAACTATCTGAATAGATGTCACATCCTTCTCCAAAGCTGTCAATCTCCAATCAGTTTCTGCCTTAACATAACCTATAGTAAAGACCCATGAGGCTAATACCAAGACTATAGCGAGTGAATGTTTACGTAACCATTGCATTATATTTCTTCAATCATTTTTCTTATTGCATTATAATGTGGTGAGAAAGATAGGAAGGGTGCTCTTATATGAATTTCAATAATGATTCCGACCATCTCTCCATTCTCATCAAAGATTGGTGATCCTGAACTACCACCTACAGCTGGTATAGTAAAGACCATTCTGTGAGCAGTAAATCCTGAATATCTACCTTCCATAACTGGAACGTAGTTCTTGTTAGCAAATCCTGCAGGAGCTGCTATATTATATAATTTCTCTCCATACTTGGGTCCACTAGTCCTAATTCTAATAATCGGAAAAGCTAACTTAGTTGTTTGTAGTATGCATATATCATTATCTGTATCTAACTTATAGACTCTAGCTGTGTGATATATACCATTTGCATCTTGTACTTTGTATTCTAATTCAGTTGGTGGAGCATTATGTATTAAATCTGTAATAGCTTCTGTATCACAAACGTGTCCTGCAGTAAGTATGTATGTCTGAATAAGATCGTGATTAACTATTGCTCCACTAGCTGCAGCCTTATATTTAACTGAAGTACATCCTTCTCCCTCTTCCCATTCTATATCTTGTTTACAGTGTTCTACTTTCCATTGTGCATTAATCTTTACAAAAGATGATCTTGGCAACTGTATGCTAGGTGAACTACAACCAATTAGATTAGCTATAATAAATAGTACCAATAAAACTTTTGTCATGTAATGCATTCTTACTTCTTCTTTCTTGCGCTCTTTCCTAGCTTTTCAAATATTTCATCGAAATACATTTTTTCTAACATTATTTCTCCATCAACAATTTTATCCAATTCAAAAATTCTTAATTGCATATTATGCCTATCTTCGGGAGATAGATCGGGATTGTCTTCAAGCAATTGTTTTAGACTTCCTGTTAGAGAGTTCTTCCACTCTGTTTCTTTCTTATTAAAATACCATTTCGATCGAGCACCTACATCTAAAGGTCTGAATCCAATTCCAGATACTCGACGCATAGCCCATTTAACAAGATTTTCTTGAGGTTCACTTATCTCATTCTCTGCCCAACGTCTAGTAGTATATAACTTCGAAGGAGAATCAGGATCTACTAAGGATGCAACTGCTATATCTAATATAGCTGCAGCTGTACCACCCATTAGAGCTGTAGTGACTAACTGAAAAAGCTTTTGTTTGTTAACTCTTCCCCCTTGTCTTCCTGCTGCATCAAGCATTATAACTCCTTCTAGAATAGGAGTACCAGAGACAGCAACTAATGCAGCTGTATCAGACCAATTAAGAGCTTCACCAGAATGATGCTTCATAATTATCTTACGTCGAATTAATATATCTCTTTTAACTTCTGGATCTTCTATAGTTGACAAATCAAAATCAACCATATCACCAAATCTACCTTTTTCTATCGGATAGAGTTCTTTAAGCGATTCTTTAATATCTGGTGTAGCCCATGGCATATACCATGCGTCATCTTCTGCTATTGCCTGTCCTGACATAATAGCTCTAATGATAATGTCTGAAGGACCAAATTGATTTGCACTCTCTTCACTATCATGCCCAATCCAAGCAGGATTAGTAGTTGCTTCTAAGAGTTGAAGGTTAAATTGTTGAGGGGCATAAGCTAAAACCTTCCTGAGAAGCTTATCATTATTAGGTTCTTTAACTGCTTCACGCATTCCAGTTATAATTACTTGTTTTTTTAAAGCTGCAAGTGCTAACCCTTTCCGTCTATCAGCATTAAGCACCTTGCTGTTGGTTTCATAGGGGACTCCATCCGTAAAGAGTTCTCTTACTAACCCCCTCTTTCCTGGAAAATCAATGGCTTTCCAGAACCAAGTAAAGAATGGAGAAGTAACCCCTAGTGCCTTACTAGCTCTCTGCCACTTGATTATATTAGCTACTCTAGTGTAATCAAAAAAGATTCTTAGACCAGGAACTGAAGCAGCACGTGCTAGAACATCTGCAAATTCTGAAGCTGTTAACGATGCACCATCTAGGGTCCAACCATCTGCTGTCCTAGCTAGAGTACCCTTTTGTTTCGACGTCAGTTCAAAGGTCATATGCTCACCGACCTGTAACTGTTGAGTATCCTTACCTAATTTCTTATAGTTGTACCATGAATCTTCTAGTTTGAAGATATTGTCTCCAGCCTGATAGAATTTTTCTAACCAGCGAGTCATCACCTTGGGTAATGGCATAATATTAGATAGTCCTAAACCACCTAATTCAGCATCTAAGATCGTAGTCTTAAGATACCCTGTTCTTTCCATAGCTTCGAAGAATTTTCTCTTAGCCTGAGATATCTTAAATAATCCCTTACCAGCTAGAGCTTTACCTGTTCTAAAACCATGATAAGCCCTGATCATATCTATTAGATTAACTGCTAGTAATGGATTAGCTCTTCTAAATGTCTGATAAGTAAAGTTAGCCCTGATATTATTGAGAGCAGAAGCTAAGTTACGTGCAGTTAGATTTCCTTTTATTCCTCGATTAAGCCAATGCCAAAAACCACCAGCTTCATTAATAGCCCTATGAGCATTTAGCTCGTACTGAAGAGTATCAATTATCCCTTCAGGAGCAAAGACTTCATGTTCTAGTTTAGTTGGTCCTCTTTTTTGTTTTGGTATCCTAGCCTTATGTGTTTCAATAAACTCTCGTACACCAAATTCATTTACTAAATCTTGTGGTACTCTCTTATAAGATCTAATTTTATGAGCTACTTCACGAATTCCTTGCTTGGCTAGTGCTAAGAGTTCTGGATCTGTTGAACGAGCTAATATATTAGCATATTGATCGATACCATCTAACATTCTAGTAGCCAACTGGTGGGGATTGCCTTGGATCATAGGTGGCAATTCTTCTCCTCTTATAATAACAGTCTCTAGTGCATTATTAATCCATTCTGCTTCTGTGACAAACATGGGCATATTATCAGTTAGTGTCTCTGCAATAACATTAAGTCTAGCATCAGCTCCAATATCTGCTGCAACATCAGCAATCAATTCAGAATAAACAGTTCTTCTTACCTTTGGAGTCTCGTCTAAAACTTGAAGAATAGTATCAGCTATACTAATTTGTACTGGACCTAGAGTAGTAGTACCGTCCGTAACAAAGTAGGGTTTGAAATTAATGATTACATTATTTTCAAATGATGGTGCTTCAGGATCTCTTTTATTAATATCATCTAAGAATTTAGTTAGCTTTTCTTGAAGATTGATCAATTGTTCTGGTGTATATATGTTTGCTTCTCTGACCTGTTTAAGAATATTCTCAACAACTAGAGTACGCATATTCTTAGAACGTAAGATACCAACTGCTTGATCTGCTAAATTCTTATTTAGTATTGCTGTAACTTCTGTAGCATCAACATGTTTGAGTTTAGCTAAGTCATCAACTAAACGTCCAACAGTCTCATTCCAGTGAGTATTAGAAACATTGATAAAAACTGGTTCAGCTTCAAGACTTTTTACCTCTCTAACAAATTTTTCATACTGTTGTTTAGTTATTATACCATCTTTATAATCTTCAAAAGCTTTAGCTAGTACCTGGGCTACTTCAACTCTTCCTCCAAAGTGTGCAGTTGTAGGGTTATAATCAATCTCTTGAGTAAGAACTTTAACTGCATGACCAACATTCCAACGTTCTCTAGCCTTGGCTGGACCAACAGCATCTACAGCATCTTCAAAAGGTATTCTTACACCAGGACTCCTACCAGGAGTTACATCTTCATAACCCCTTCTAACAGCCTCAGCCCATCGTTTAGCAATCTCATCAACTCCTGCTCCTGTACGTTTAGCAGTATCAATAAGACTTTCAACTAACTGAGAAGCTTTTTGTGTAGGTTGAATAAACGGATCTATTACGAATCTCTGAAGTTCTCCATATTTCTTTTTAGTAGCTCTAGCAGCTCTTTGAACTTTTCGTCTAGCTTTAACAGCCATTTCAGACGTTTCAGTCTTTTTTCTAATACTTTCAACAACTTGGTTTAGTTTCTTTCCGCTCTCAGATCTAACCCACTTCATAGCTGGAACATAACCAACCTTAGCCAATCGATTAAGTTCTGATAGGGGACCAGCTAATATCATTCCTGCTGTTACAGGTCTAGATCTAGCATATAACAATGGATCATCACCTAAAGACCAGAGGTCAGCTAAAGCTCCATGAACAAACTGTCGACCAGTAGCTGTACCTTCTTTAAACTTTCCTCCCAGATGTTCTAGAACATTATAACTTTCAGGAGTAAAGTCTTCTGTACCTCTGATAATACGAACTACCTCTAAAATACCTTCAATATTATCGACAAAATCATCACGAACATTTTCCCATCCAGGTTGTCCGTGTCTTTGTTTAAATAGCTCTTCAATATCCTCTTTAACTTCTCTAGTTTTTCTACCAGCTTTAGCTCTCATAGCCTGAGTAACAGGAGTTTTTATAGGTTTACCCCCACCAGCCCAGATCTCTGTCATAGCAGGACCAAAGGTTTCAGCTGCAGTTTCTACAGTCCCCCAGCCTATTCCTCCTACAGTAGCAAAAGGTTCCAAGGCTTCCTCTGAATAAGTCTTCTCCCTCATTCCAGGAGGTACACCACCTGTAAAGGCTACATCCATAGTTTCCTGTAGATCTTGGACTACTCCCATGGGACCTGAGAGATCAATATCATAACGAGCCTGTACCTCTGAAGTAATCTCTTCGGGATCTAAACCTGCTGCTTGAGCACGTTGCAGAAATACATCTAAAGTCTCCTGTTCGGGAGATTCAGGAGTAGTAAGAGCTGGTTGTATTGACTGTCCGTTCACTATTGTCCCATTATTTCAGTTAAATGATATTGTTTTGCTGCCAATGTCTCTTGAAGTTCAGTTAAATGTGTACCTAATTTTTCTCTTTGGGTTGGAGTTAATGCACTCTTTGTTTTTAATACAGCTGTATTAATTTGTTTCTGCAACTTAGTAACGTCATTTACTAGTGCACTGACCTTTTGCTTTTGTGCTGTCAATGCAAGACGTTTTTTCCTCAAGCCTTTTATTTCTGCTATACGTGTAGCTTTATCTTCATTAGCACGTTTCTGTGCAGCTCTGAGTCTATCTATACTACCACCAAAAAGTGCAATCTTTTCATCATCGCTTAATTTACTATAGTCAACCTGTTGATTTGAATTAAGCTGAACTAGCTGTGCATCAAGTGCTGTAAGCTTACCTGAATGTCCCTTAAGATATTGTCGACTAAACGTCTTCAAGGACTTAGTATTAGATGATATAGCTTTTCGGAAAGCCTCTAGAGCAGCTGTTTCTGGTGGCTTAGTATCAGGCTTGGTTCTAGCTTTAGCATTATAATTAATATAAGGTTTAGCTGCAGTATTAATAGTCATTAAAGTCCTTTCTAGAGTAGCCCAAGCTTGTCCAGCCTTAATAGGATCTAAGATTCTATTTAATTCATTCTTAGCTTCTGCTGCATCTGCTTGTGCTTGTGTTTTTCTTACTGTAGCAGCTGCTTGAGGTGTTCGACCATAGAGCTTTGCCAATTGTGCTTGTCTTAATTCACTCTTTTCTGCTTCTATTCCTGCTTTTGTTCTAGAAACCAAAGCTTCCTCATAAGCTTTATAGAGGTGCTGGGATATAGCCATAGGAGATCTAAAGGCACCTCCCTTTCTACCACTCGATAGCCATTCTCCAAGATCATCTTCTGAAAGATTACCAACACCATAATTGATTATAAAGGCTGCATCTTCAGCTGTGCCACCTGCTCTAGCCAAACCAGCCATCAGAGCCTGTGCTTCACCTATACTAGCTCCTGGTCTAATTCTGAATGGTGTAAGATCTAGAGGTTCAGCTGCAGCTGCAGGTGCACCCTTGGCTGCAGCCAGTTGATCATTAATAACTGTTACCAAGTTCTCTAGAAAAGCCATTCGACCTTCTAGTGGAACTTGTTTTATTGCTGCAGCAAATTCTGGTTGCTGTGCTAATTGGTCTAGATAGAATCCAACTTCTTCTGTCCAGCCTGGAATCTGTTGTACTCTGTCAAATATACCTGTTCCAGCACTCTTCCATCCTTTATATGGTACAGCAGCACGAGGCTCTGCAGTGGGGAAGGAAGGTCGTGCAAGTCTTGGTGTAGGCTGAGCAGGAGGAGCTGCTACTGCTGTAGGACCAGGAGGTGCACCGACTATCGGCTCGACAACTTCTCTTATAACTTCTATTGGATCATAGGCTTGAAGCACTTCATTACCTAATTTGAGTCCTTTTTCTATATTATCTCGTTTGTTCGTACCAAATAACCATTGAACATCAGTAACTTTTTTATAGTTAACTCTATCAGCTGTTAAATCTAATGCTCCTAAGCTTTCCAACATTGCGGCTCTAGGATCAGCTGCTACAGGACCTGGAAGAGGAGTAGTTATAAAGCCTTCAGGTAAAGTAGCTGTACGTTTCTTTGTCTCAGCTTCTAAATCCTGAAAGAATTTTAGTTCATCACCCTCAAAGTTATACCCTTTTCTAGCAGCACCAGTCATCTTAGCTAAATATTCTTGTATTTGTCGATCATCCATGGTACCAATATCAAGCGTTTGCCACGGAGCTAGTGCAGCTGCAGGTTCAGCAATAGTCTGTTGTATTCCCTGTATAAGAGGAGCAATGCTAGTTTCAGTACCCTCTAGGGGTGCCACAGTAGAAGGTTCAGTACTAGGTGCACCAGCTCTGGCTGCAGCTGCTTTTTTAAAGTCCTCTTCTTCATCTACCCATGCATCATGGACAAGCCATTTAGCTCCTTTATAGATTCCTCCAACCATATCACGAACTAGAGGAGACGTGTATGCCATCTCAGTTGCACCAAGCATTTTAACCGTATCATCTAGAGTTAAATTATAGTTCTCCTGTTGGACAGCATCTTTCCATGGAAATGCTCGTTCAGGTTTAGATGCCCGTCTGAATATTAATCCTGACGGTGGTTTAATACGTCCCATCGTTTATCTCCTTAGACCTTGTCTAGTGCAGACGGCTCTGCTTTTGCCATCATCTCAATTACCAATGGATCATCGGCTGGATATCCAGAAATCATATCTAGAATATCTCTTCTCATTGCAAATTCATCATCATCCCAGAAGCCCTTATGTGCTTTAATAATCTGATTATATGCAGCAGTCCATTCTTTCTTACGTTCCAGCATATCTTCAGCTTCAGAACCCATTTCCTCAATAGCCTTGGCAACATCCATTTTGGATCCACCAATCTCACCTTCTGCTATAGCTTGTTGCACTTGAGCCTCTTGGATAGCTCCTGCAGCTGCAGCCCTAGCTTCTGTAGATGTACCTGCTAGGGCTCTTAGATCAGTAGGACCAGACCCAATTTGCGATGCCATGGCTTCTGAAATTCCTCGTTCAGCTTGACCAAGAATAACACCTTCTTGCTCTCCAAGTCTTGCTGCTTTTAATTTGGCTGCAGCGACGATTTCTTCACCACCTGTAACCATTTCTTGTCGTCGACCAGCTCTTTTTGCGGTAGCTTCTGCAGTTAGTTCAGCTAGAGTCTTCTTAGTCGACCCCGTTCCAAACTGAGCTTCCCGCTCTCCTCCGTGGGGCATCCACCCTTCTCCAGCTGGTCCTGCTTTTTGTGGTCCGTGTGCCATTATAATCCTCCTTCTAGATTTGTGTTTTGCCAGTTTGCATTAGAGACTGTTGTTTTCTTTACAATTAAATACATCCAATGCCCTCCGTAGCCATGAATAATTTTTCCTTGATCTCCAACCCATCGATTGTTGAACCATACTGGTACATTTGTTCTTGCAAATGGACCAGCATCACTCCATGGTACTGAAGCACCAGCTGCATTTTCTAGTCGAGTTGACCATCTTACCTCTAACCACTGATCGGCTGCAGGTCGACCATAAGCTGCCCCTGCCTGTTCACCTGTTCGTCGACTGGTACCAACATAATTTAGATCAGAAGGGGGTAATGCTGCTGGAGGACTACCTTCATTACGGCATAGAAAACTATTACCACAAAAATGAGGCTCATCTTGTATAGTATCAAAATTAGCTGCAGTTGCTTTGGTACCATAACCAGCAGCTGCTCCGTTAAATAATCCTGGTGAGCTTCCTGCTCCTGCAACACCTTGTGAATTCATAGGTAAATAATGTAATTTCCAATTTGGCACATCCATATCTTTAAAGACTCCCTCCGTGGGATATCCCATATGAATTTTATCTAATACAAAATTACCTGCAGGTGTCGCTGGAACATTAGCAGCTGCTTCTGAAGCATTTAGATATAGATTATCCCAGTTACCTACTTGTCTATATCCATAATAACCACCTTGTCTTCCAGTACCAACTCCAAGACCAATATGTGATACAATAACAGAATCACTATAAGGTCCTGCAGGATTATTATAATCAGCTGGTGCTGGAGGAGTAAATCCAGTAAGAAAATTCGGAAATGGACTTGCCGCCAATCCTGCACCTGATCCATCATCCCATGCATCCATCCACATGTTTCTATCAAAACGTGTCGACACACCAGGATACCAATCAGCAGTAAACATATTTGCAGCTACAACTACATGATGAATAGTAAAAGGATAATCGATTGGCATAATAGCTCTAGTAGTAAAATCACTATCTGTAGGCACACCATAATCATTATCAAAAACTGTACCTGGAGCTGATCCTCCGACTCCAACGTGAGTTTGCTCGTTAGCAGATCCAGCTCCATATGGACCCATAGCACTAAACGCATGTTTAAATGTGAACTGATTTCCCCATTGATTATTCCATAATGGAATTGCAATAATATCATATCCTGCATCTTGACATAAATGTTCTGAAACAGGCTTATTAGAAGATGCATCTAGACCAGCTCTGAGTTTATCCCTAAACTTTGTATCGATTTGGGTTAATGAAGTATTAACACCATCTGCAGTATCCGCTTCAATTGTTGTACTTACAGCTGGACTATTTAATGTTACTGGATCTTGAGTTTTATGCAGTGTGGTGGCACTTGGAGCTGCATGGAACGGTACCATATTAGGATCACGACTACCTGGAAGCACTGCTCCTGGGACAGCTGCTGTATCTCTTGTAACTAATCTATGCTTAAATTTTATTACAATATTCAAATTTACTATAGCAAGATTATCTTGAGTATCATCAGCATCAATATTGTCATCATGTAATTTAGGAAGATTAATACCTAAACAATATGTAGAATACGGATCCATATTAATATTAAGATCTTTTTCGAAATGAGGATTTAATCTAAGATCTGAATTTATAAATGCTGCCATTGGTACAGGTAAATTATAAACTTCTTCTGTTGGATAGCTATCCTGGACTGTATTTGGATTAAAATAATCCATTGGCTTTTTTAAGATAGTAAATTTAAATGCTCCTCTATCCGCAACTTCATAAAACAATTTTCCATGATTAAGATTAGTACATATATCATTCCATTCAGCAAGTAAATTATTATTCATTCTTCCTGGGAATGTAGCCGTTGCTCTTGAATATGCATTCCAATTTTGACTTTGTAATCCGGGAGCGGGAGCAGGATTTACACCAGGACCGCACGATGCATCAGTAATAAATGCTGCTTCATCCCTAGTATCAAATCCATATGAAAATTCTGTCATAATTATTGACGGTGTATTTTCATCGACCTGCCCCAACGGATTAAGAAATTCCTGAAAGGGAAGTAAACAAAAGGGAATAATATAGGGTTTATCAATACCATTATATCTGGTCCATCTAGATCCGATCCATGGAATATTCCAATGCATTCTAAATGTACCATTTCCTTGTTCATATTGTTGCTGATTCAATCCTGGCAGATTAGCAGTATTCGCTGAACTTAAATTAGTAGCTACACCATCTAGATTACTATCCCATATTTGTTCAGGATTAAGCCTAGAACCTCTAGCTAAGTCTTTCTTTTTAATTTTCATTAATCTTCCACCATTTCTAATACAGTCAAAGCAATATTCCATTCGAATAATTGACCAGCACGAAAACCTTTATTTGTAATACTAAAGCGAACTCTACTATCTTCTGGTATTGGAATATTTAAATCATCTTCTTTGATCCAAACTCCCCATGTAGATCCACCAGGATATGCTGGTACCATATCTATATATTCCCCACCGCTTCTCGGACGTGAATGTCCAGCAGTAGAATTGGTAGTAGGATATCTATTAAAGCGGTGTGCTGAATTTCCCAGATCTGTTTTATTAAAAACAACATTATTTAATTCTCTTTGCTCTGGCATATTCGTATTATCAATTGAAATTTGAATAGTACCAGCACCTATATTTGATTGATCAAAAGTCCAATATTCACCAGGAAATTCATTGCCTGTTTTTCCCATTAAGTGCTGAGGGGCAACGTTTGATGGATCGAATAATGAACCACCAGTTTCTTCAATTGACGTATGATCTGCAGCTGCAGGATCTTGATCACAACGATACTGTGTATGATCGAGTGGTACCGTCCCTGCAGCATAAAAGGCTCTACCTTTCAAACCGTCGATATCTCCAGTATAAGTAGCAGGTGCAGCAACATTATTAACACCAGAATTGAAATAAGATACTGGATGTTCTTGTGCAGCAAATATTGAAATTGACATAACAATTACTGGCTTATGAAAATAAAAAGGAAAGGTAGCTGTAAAATATTTAGTTTGTGTAGAAGAATTTGATAAACCATTTCTAGCTGCACCACCCAAAGTCAATCCATCTTGGACAGTATACCATACACTTGTAGCAAGATTGTTTTGATTAAAATCTTCTGCTGTATCGATAGTGTTGCTTAGTATTTGAACTCGTGAAATAGATTCATCTTCTTCATCTCTAAGTGGATCTACATAATAACCTTTTACTCTATACTCATTATCAAAACCGTTTGGAGGTTGTTCGTCGCTAGGAAAAACTTCTGAAGCAGCATTATGAGAAGCTAAAAATGGAAACCAATTATTTTGACTCTGCAGATTATGATTAGGACCATATCGGACAAGCTTACCACCATTTGTTACACCAACTGGAGCATTACCCATTGTGTTATCCATCCATCTATTAAATGGACGAGCTGGGGACCAACATGCAACATACGTTGTTGGCATCCAAATAGCTTCTATATTCTTTTTAGGAATTCTATTATGTGTTTCAATTACATCTCCAATGGCTTTATCAATACGAGTACCATCGATAGTTGTATTCTCTGAGAATTGTTCGTCTGTTAGATCTCTATTTGCTTTCTTATATGCCATTATGTTACTAGTCCAAATATGTTAGCTACGGGAACTGCCACTACAACTTGCCCACTTGTATTTAAACAACCCATTATATATACATTACCTGCTACTCCAAGCCTTACAAGGGGACCATATCCTGCACCATAATTAAAACGGCATCCCATAAAAATTCCGAAACCTTGGACCTGTACAGGTCCATCAAAAACACAATTAGTAAAAATACCTGATACTGGTGTTGTGGTGAGATTGCTAAGAGATCCTATTGTTACTACTCCAGTAAAACGCATATTAGAATAGCTGGAATTAGCTTTTACATATAACGATCCTATTCTTTGACTAATGATATTAGGTGTAATAAGAACGTTACTAGATATAATAGAAGGATCGATAATGGTACCAGCAGTACCGATATATACATCTCCATCAGTTACATGACGAATTCCTGCATGTCGTCCTCTCCCTAACTGATAGGGGTTATCTGAACTTGCAAGGATATTATCTCTAAGATCATCTATCTTGGTATATATCTTATTACCTAATATCTGTTCAACTGCATCATTAGTTCTAGTACGCTGATCGTGTAATTCTTGAGGAGTTTGGGGAGTATTTAGTAATTCATTAGATTTTTTCATTATTCTGGCATCTTACTCCTGGTATGTCCTGTTCTTCTACGACCAGAAACTTTTCGTATAACAGCTTTAGCTGAACTTAATATTAGTTTTTCGGCTTTATCCAAAACATGCCCAAAGAACATCCAGTTAAACCATTGTCCTCTAGTAGAATTAGATTCTGAAATAACACCATATTGAGGATCATCGACTAATACTGTACCATCGGGAGGAAGAGGGGCATTAAATGCACTATCTTCCCCCCATTCACATGCAGGATCTCCAAAGACTTTATAATTCATTACTCCTGCAGAGTCTCGTACTCTAGTACGAATTGAAGTTTCACCCTTTGTAGGGGGTTCCCAAATTTGATTATAAGACTCCTTAATGGCAGTAGGATCTGAAGTTAGTGTAGGATTAAACGGAATTCCTGTCTGTTGTACATTAAGATATGTTGGATGATCTACAATTTGTCCTTGCCATGCCGATCCATCTGCAGCCACTACAGTGTTAAATAAACGATATTGTGGTTGGTGTATACCAGGTCCCATTAGTTCATCTTCCCAACCATTTTCTATAGGATCATTTGATAAACCACGAGAAGAAATATTTGCATATAATCCTCTAGCCTTAGATTGTTCAGCACCATCAATTCCAATTGGAGGAGACAAATAAGCCCAATCGACACTTTGTGTTACTCTATCTTCTTTATGTGCACTAACACTATCAGCTATAGAACTAAACTCCCATTTGAAATTTCTAGATCGATAATAATGATCTGCTGCTCCAGGATTCGTATCTGTATCTTTATCATTATAAAACCATCCATTCATATTTTTTATATTCATTGAAGATACAGCTGTTGTAGGATTTAAACGCTGAAAAGGAATCCAACACAATGTTAATAACTGATCTGGTAATGCTGGTATAGGACAATAATTATCTGACGCAGGAGTTGTATATGGAGCACCGGTAACATTAGCCCAAGTTTCAGCTATAAGAGGAAAGTGTACCGTATTAAATGGTGCTTTAACTTGAGCTGCAACTGTATCAAATCCTGCATTATTCATATTCCAACTAAGTCTTATTTGATTTCCATTATTATCTGGTGCACCAGAGCTGAAATTATATAATCTTAATTGTCTTTGAACAGTCATAGCCCATGCAATATCGGCACTTCCCCAACCAGATCCTATAGTTTCCATTGGTGTCTTCATAATAACATTGATATATCCTGCTTGTGGACTAGATGTAAATGGTTTCCAATTGGTACGATCAAACTGAAATTGTAAACCTAACATAGTAATATTTTCATCGAACCATTTAGTAAAAGCAGAATTCTCGTTTAAAAGAGAACCTCCTGCACCTGGATATGCTGCATTCTCAGGTATTTGTCCTGCCAATGAAGCAGGTATACGTATTTGAATAGGCACCAGAGCTACTTTTTCAGTTATAGCCTCTCCATCGATTACAAATCCTGGTGTTTGAATCTGTGGCTTTCCAATAACAAAATCAAACCAGTCGTGGTGAAGGGCAGTTTGATCGACTCCAGCAAGTAGCTGTGCTGTGAGATCCATTTCTACCCACTCTCCAATTCCATAACGATAATCTTCATTATCTATATTACGATCACATCCTCCACCACGACCATATTCACAAATAAAATACGATCTTAATCTCTGATTACGAACTGCTACATCAGGTACCATTGCTCCAGACCCTCCAGCTGCTGAAGGATCCCATACTTGAATACCATCATTTGATATTGCATTAGCCTCTCTTTCATCTAATCCCACACAATATAGATCTTTACCTAATGCTAATATTTGTTGGCAATCCATAAACTGACGTACACCAATTACATTCGTATCAGTTAGATGTATAATACCAGTTTTAGTAATCGAATCATATGTCCATATGGACCATTCAGCATTATTATTTAGAACTAAAGTACATCGCTCTTTGGGTATATTAATAAAAACACTACCAAATCTAGGAGAATAAGCTAAAGTAATCCCTATAGGATCTAGATGATATTGACATTTGGGTTGTTCACCATATGGTAAATTAGTTACACCAGAGTTTAAATGGAAATGAGAAACAGGATTAGAAAGAAAGTTTTCAAAAAATGCTTTGATATTATCTGATATAGTCGCTACTTTTAAACCTCCATTATTTGAATGGACACCAATGTTACTTACCCATATAACAGTATTTTCAAACATCATATGAGAAGAATGGCTAAGACAGCCAATCGATTCTGAGATCTTTGTTAACACACCGTTATTAACAAAAAATGATATTTGAGGCTGATATAAAAATGTCTCAGATTTAGTCCATATTAGTAAATTACCATTAATTTCATTTACACCAGTTATAGTATTTTCTGAAGGTATATCTAAAGTATGTCCTGAAACAACTGAACTAGTTCTGTCTGGATCTGAAAAATATATTCTTCGTTCCCCGATATAAACTAATCGAGTACCTAAACGAGCTAAACCATTAATAGTTCCAACTGAAGTTAAATATTCATATCTAGCTGAGAATCTTCCTGGTGTTAGTTTTAACGAATGAATTATAGATGATTCTGAATAACCTTTACAATCAGCTTTAGATCTAAGAAAATCAATTGCTTTAGAACGATTACCTATAAAAGCTGCAGGTTTATAATAATGGTTCCCAATATCTTTACTACCAAAATATAGAATATCATTAATCTCAACAAAATGTACGACATCAGATGGTTCTTCTTCAAAACTAACCCTGGGTGATAGATAAGATCGATCACGATTACTTGCATAATAACCATGTTGATATGGCATACCACCACCTAATAGGGATCGTTCCTCTGGTAAAGGAACAAGATCTGCAGTCGTACTATGCAAGATTTCTTCCCAACGTGTATTAGTTGTAATGTCGTATATGCTTACTGCAAATATTGGTGATTGCTGCTGAGTATTTTCAATAATATTATTGGTTGGTTGTGGGACTACAGCAAGATTTCTTTTGTTAATACCTTGATTAATATATGCTTCTAGAAAGAAAATACTAATAATCTGTTTATGACCAAAATTAGTCTCTATGATATGAGAGCCTAGATGAGTTTTATATCCATTAAATTTAGACAAAACTCCAGGATCCTCGTTTAATCTAGAAAGAGTAGAATCCCATTCTCCCAAGACACCAAAACCAGCTCTAGTTTCCCATTCATTATCAAAAATCATATTTTGAACATACGAATTTTTAGTAGGATAAGCTATAGAAGCATTGTGAATCCCACTTCCGACTACTTGCAATTCTGTACCCTTAGTAGCCATTAAAAGGTACCTATGGGTGAGTGATTATCATGTACATAATTCGAAGCACCCCAAGATCGTCGAATCAAATAATCTTTAAATGTTTCTTTTCTTCTTGCCAAGTGACTTACAATTTGACCATTAGTTGCAGCATCGATTATAAAATATTGTGAAGCTGCCATTAAGGCAATGATATCTTGCCATGACTGCATATCATCATTAAGAAGAACTCCAGTAGTTGATTGGATAACTGCGCTCCAACTTTGGCTAGGTTGTCCTGGTGCAACGCCTGGAGGCACACCTACAGCTACACCAGAAAGTAATCCTACAGTTTGCTCATGATTATAAGTTAGCATAATGGTACCATTAATAACTGTACTAAATACTAACTGTTGTCCTAACCATGTGCACTTTCCAAAACCTGCTAGTGCTTCAATATTATTAACCATTTCAAATTGCTGTATCATATTATTAGTAACAGGATCAACCTGTTCTACTAATAGTAGTTTAGTCATACGAGGAAGCTCTGTCCATGTAGCTCCACCAGGATCCAGAATATTAGGATTTGGTCCTAAAACAGACGGAGTACCAACACCTGTGTTAACGACATCTTGCTGACTTAAATTATAAAACTGCACTGAAGGCATATTAAGAAAAATTGGAGATGATACTGGAGCTGAAAATGGAGAAACATCACTAATAAATTGTAAGAATTCTGCATAGCCTATTTTTAAATAAAGAGCTACTTCTGAATCTGATAAAAAGGATTGATCTGGTTCATCACAATATCGTCTGAAAATTTGTGAGATCTCATAAGTTGTCATTAACCTACCCCTCCTGGTGACCTATTCTGTATCAATGCCTCTGATCTTTTAGCTAAAAGATTCTCTGCTGCACCAAATCCAGTTTCTATATCTTTCATCCCAGCAGCTTCTGCAAGATGTTGGGTCTGAGAACCTCCAGAACCTTGACCCATAACCGCACCCATAACATCCATATTTTTGTCAGTAGGATTAGTTTGTCTCGGGAAGACTTTTTCTTGAAGATTGGCTTGACCTAGTTCTTCTGCAGATAGTCCTGCATTTTCAATTGCAATAAATACATCTCTAATATATTCTTGTCTCTCTTCTCCCAATTCATAATACTTTGGAGATCTAATGAAGTCTCCAAAGACTTGACTAAAGGCAGCTAGATCATCTGTCTTAAAGATTTCAATATCATAGCCAATACTAGCAGCTTCTAATAGCTCTTGAGCATGAGCCATATTTTCCATCTTATCGATAACAAACTTATTACCTGTACTATAACTAAGTTCTTTAATAGCTTCGTCTGGTGGAATAAGTCCCAACTCAAGCAGATCATAGATCTTCTTATCTCTATCTTGAGACTCTGATCGGAATAGAGAACCGGCTTCAACAAAAACTTCAGGAGCATCTGTAATATCCATATTGCTAATTTCTCTAAACACAATCTTTCCAGATGAATCAAACATTCGAATCATTCTTGATTCATTATAATAAAGTTTCATAAGCCCCAGAACATTCTCTGCAACTTTCTTTATTCGATCTTCAATACGTAGTTGTGTCTGCTGCAGCTGACTCATATCTAGTTCTGCCATAGTTTGCATGGCTTTACCTGAAGTAATACCAACAGCACGTTTACCAAGACTAGTTGAGTGAATTCCTGAAACATCCATCATTTCACTTTGAAGTCTAGTAATATTATCAAAGACGTGGGAAGGTAAGGGAGAAGCACCAATTTGAGTTGGTGCACCACCTGCTGCATTATAATATATCTTTTCTCCAGGTCTATTAGTAATAGCATTAGGGTTAACCCCTGCACTCTTGGGGATTAGCCACTTGGGATTAGACATCAGTTCAATATTCTTAAGAACCTGAGAACGAGACTTATTATAAAGCCACTGCATATCAATAAGGGGAGCAATCAAACCTACTCCCCATAGCTTACCAGGAACCTGTGTATAACGTAGAATTTCTATAGGGATCCTACTAAGTTGGTTCTCCCCCTTATACAGATACTCACTACCTAAAAGTATGCCGTGTCTGCCATCTTTCCAGTAGACTTCGAATATTTCTACTCGGTCTGCTGGAGATTGCTGCAGAGAAGCCTGTCCAGGTTTATTTTGGGCACTATAAGAATCTGAAGTTTCTTTGATTGTTTCTTCGAATTTAGGAAAGGATTTAATTAGTTCTGGCTTTGCAACATGTCGACGTATACCAATCCACTGAGAATCATCTGGACAAGATACGTATGGTTCAAAAATAAGATCAAAAGGATTTACTATTTCAGTAATTACTTGATCTTCATCAGGATCGTAATAAGAATGATATGCAACAGTTCCACAAGAAAGCAACCATTCAAAAGATTTACCCAACAAGTTCTTTAAATCAGACTGGTTCCAGTAATATTTAAGTGCCATCTCTGACGCTTGTGCTTTTAGAATATCATCTGTACTCGGAGAAGCTGGACTAACCACAATACCAGGATAAGTTGTAGCTAATTTAGAAAGAAGATTTCTATAAATATTAAGAAGGAGATTAACAGTAATCTTATAATCTCCACCCCCACCCATCATTAATCGATTTTGTACAATTTCTGAACTAAATGAGTTCCATTGTCGACCTTCTAAAAATAAAAGTGATATATCCCAAACACTTCGATCTCTGAATCTATTAACATCAGCTTTATCTATCTCAGCTTTAAAGTTTGTTGGAAATTTTAGTGTTTTCTTTTTACCCATTATTTTTATGCCCTTCCTGAATGACCCCAGCGATCACCTGACCATGTTGGTGTAGGTGCACCTTGAGCCGCTGCCAGTCCTGCAATTCGTGGGGCTACTATGGGATTCCGCTGTTGTGCAGCTGCTCTTTGCTTTTGAAAATATTGTGCAACTACTAGCTGCTGCTGGGGCTCAGCCCATGCATATGGTACAGGATCCCCTTCCTCTTCTTCAGTTGTTGCACCCAGTGCAGCAGTACTTAATTCAGGTGCTCCAGCTGTAGTTGGAGGTGTTGCTCCTAGAGGATTGACGGGTGCTAGTGGAGTAAGTCCTGGCTGCATTTTAAACTGACCTGGACTAATATCAGCTGATCCTGGTGTACCTAGTGAAGTAGTACGTCCACCAGACGCCGTAGCAGGTTTTTTAACAGCTGCCGACATTGCAGGTGTCGCTTCAGCTATTTGACCAACAGATGAACCAACTAATCCAGCTGCCTCACCAGGAGTCTTAGCATACTTCTCATGCCCAGGTACTAATCCTGTTACCAGATCTCCTGTAGCTGCTCCCATTTGCCAACCTGCTGCTGCTCCTTCAACACCACCATATATTCCACCAACAACTGCACCAGCTGTTCCTAGAATAAGATCCAAACCAGATTCACCAGGCTCTGCATAACCTTCTCCCCAAATTTCTGCAGCTGCTGTTGATCTGGGGGCAAAAGCTTTACCAATTTCTGTCTGCTGTGTACCTCTTCGAAATGCCATCTTTTATTCTCCTGGGTAATTTTCCATAACAGCCTGTAAGGGGGTTATATAACTGTGTTCTGTCTCAACGATCTGTTTTAGTTCATGCCTCTTAATATTGATTATAACAACCATTAAAACTATTGACTGTCCTAGAACTACTGAGCCTAGAATTGACAACATACATAAAATTGCTTCTAACATAATAAAAAGACTGCAGCTCCCCCTACCCCCGTAAGAAGAACTGCAGCCTAATTAACTCCTTAGAGCGGCAGACCCGTAAGTATACCGTTCGTATTGGGTTTAGTACAAACTACATTGTAGTACCACTTGTAGAAGCCCTCATAAGCATCTGCGATACCAACCCTAGATAGAATGTCACCATCCTCATCGGCAAATTTGCCAGACTCAAGCTCCGTCATCTTCCAAGCCTTTGTGCTTAGAAAAATGATACAGCCGTTGTCAACGTGTCGTGAAGTCTTTACAGGCACTCCTGCAAAGGCATAACCCGTGTAGCCCTGATCGGCAACCCGTGTACTAGCTGCACCAGGATTAAGATTCAACACATTAACAGCAGCTGCCATGGCTGACAGTTGAGTACGCTGCAGCGGGTTAACCAAAAGTATATCAGGTTCACCCCCCGAAGCAAGAGTAATACGATCCATTACAGACTGTATCTGAGCAGGAGCCAGAGCAACAAGCCTAGTATTATCAGCATTATTAAAGCTCAGAATATTGCTAACAGGTATACCAGTACCAAATGGCTGATCACCATCTCCACACTGGAGAGCCTGAGCACCAGTAGCAGCACCACCAGCAGTAGTTCGATCTAGACCAAACCACGCAGCACCTGCATATGCACCACCATTTCCACCATCACCACCAAGACCTAGGTTTCCGTAGATACCCATGGGTTCCTGGTCAGGATCTGGAGAATTAGCGACCACCAGCGCAGCCTGAGCTGCATCAGTAATAACTACCGCTGAAGGAATCTGATTTCCTGCAGGATCTGCAGGGAAGTTAGGTCCAACGTTGGGTGTGTCACCAACCAATGCTGATAAGGTGATTGTACCTACACCAGCTCCAGTAACATCTAGAGTACCACCACCACCAGTTGACAGATCTTGATAGGTATCCATTCGGACAAGCCTAACAGTACCACCAGCAACAGTACCAGCGGGACCCAGAGCTGCGAGAGCACCTGCTTTAGCAACATCTCCGTCAAAGGTGCAAACAGTAACGGCAGGTTGCACCAACTGAGTTAGATGGGTAACGAAGCCAATGCATCGACCACCAGAAACAGCAGAACGATTGCAGTTAACTTTAATGTCATTGACGAGCTTATTCATCTCACCATCGACCCAACCCACAAAAGAGTTAGCCCCACCCTTACCAGCCGATGCCATAGCAGGACCAGTAATCATGAAGCGACCGTAGAGGAAAACTGCGGTAACAGTTAAATTAACGTAACCCTGCTGTGAGGCACCTAGGACTCCAGGCAAACCCACGACTCCAACGGCAGGACCAGGAAGGTTTCCACCCTCTCCGACCCATGCAACATTGGCATTTCGGGCAACGTGACACGGAATGATTACTTGTCGACCATTCCAATCGACTGACGCTTTCTCGAACAATTCACAGACCAGAGTTTCCTCATTGAGCTGATCCTGAATAGGTCCGAGATAAAATTCCTTAAGAATTGAAGCAAAACTAGCTAGTGAAGCAGCCATTTTTTAAACCTCCTTATTTTATGTTTTAAAAATATTGTTTTTGCTTAGTAAATTGCGAAGTGCATCAGATGCATCCTTCACACTACTCGGTTTTTTGGCTGGTTTAAGAGCAGTACTTGCCCCGCTCGAAGGAGATGAATGTGGTCTAGAAACCGCTGGTGGAACAGTAGACTGTCCACCTTGACTTTCTCTAAACTTAGCAATTGCACCCTCTTCAATACCAGAGATATAGTGACTATAGTCTTCTGCCAACCTATTAATATCCACATTGGGATCCTGGATAACAGCCTGAAGGAGCATTTGACTTGGGACATTTGGAAATTTGGAATTGATATCTCTTAATTCTACACGAAGAGTTTGTTCCTCTTGTGCAACTTCGAATTGGTAAAGTCTATCATTTAGACCCTGATATTGCTGCTGCCATTCGGGAGCAGCAGATTCCTCATTTAAATAATCATCCAGCCAATTGGCTTCTTCTGTTGCAGGTTGAGCTTGAGGAGTTTGCGTTCTAGATTGTTCTAGGTTTGCCAGTTTTTGTTCCAATGAAGAAAGCTTAGACCTATAGTCATCAACCTCTCCACGGTACGAATTCCTGGCATCCAAAACACTCTTGAATCGTTTATAGGGGACATTATGTCCCGCATGAGTTGGTGGGCTATCATCCATGTCAGCCACCTCTTCTGAAGCTTCTGTTCCAACTGGAACATCTACCTCTACACTCTGCTCTTCCTGTGGTGTGGAACTCTGTTCTACTTTAACGTCTTCCGTTGGAGCTTCCACAGCTCCAGCATCTGACGGACCAAACCCATCGGAAATATTTTCCAACATGGTGGCTTTTTGCTCATCATTAAGCATACTCATTCTCATACTCCTTTACGTCAATTTGACGGGTAACAGGGTTTTTAAGTCCCAGAACTTATCTCGTCATGGGAGCGACCACATCAGTGTCTTCCCATTTGTTTTTACTGTTATAAAAACTTTCTTCATGATTCTTATATAGTTTTCCAGTTTGAGATTCCCATTCTAATTTGGCTCTAATACCTTTGGGCATTTCTTCTTTTTGAACTTCCTCTTCATAATCATCCACCTGATCCAAACCCATTAGAGCCAAGCCAGTTGCAAAAACCAAGTCATCATGTTTACCTGTATCTGCTTCTGGTTTGCCTGTTTCATTATACACGAAAGTATTCATCTCGTTCATAAGCCTGGGACATGTAAGAGACAATTGATTAAAGGAAACCCATTGGTGCAATCTAGAGAGAAGAATGGGTCTAGATTGTTTAGTTGTTGAAAAGCCCAAATGCTCAGACCAGCGATCAGAGATCTTATCGTACTTCGTTCTACGGTAGAGGTGGGCATAACCTTCTTCCCGTAGAGTCTCAACAATTGCCAGTCCATAACTATTTGACTCCACTACACACAATGGGTTGTATTCTGCTAGTCCCTTCAGAACTTGGATACCAAAATCTTTCAAAGGGACTCTATCGTAAAAGGTTGCAACAACCTCGGATTTTTTTCTGTCAGTGACATCCATTATTACCATTGCTGAAAAGTCACCAGTAGGGCTGCCAGAAGCAGTATCGACACCAGCAACGTACGTTCTATATTTTTTAGCATCCTTGTAATATTTCCAGCCAATTGTTTCATTATGACTTACTTGAAAAGTAACTGGGAAAAATTTCTTGCCTGAAGTTACAAAGGCTATCTCTGCTGTAATGGGGTATTCTTGATTCCATGTATTAAGATTGTTGAGGCATTTGCCTCGTAGTGTTTCTGCAAACCAATTAGCTTTTTTGGGGTCCAGTTCATGAAGACCAATATAGCTCTTTTCAATAGTGCTAAACTTACTTTTTTTCTTAGAGGTATAGTTCTCATCTGAAACCCAGCTAATGAATAGCTTCTGAAAGCCGTTGTCATCGTTCCATATAGTCTGTGCATCATTCAGTCCATTGGCTGTAGTCTCTAGTATGATTGCAGCATTAGGCGTTGCTGTCTGAAAGACTGATTGGATAGTAGCTTCAATGTTATCATAGAAGGCAAACTCTGATAGGTGTAGACTATTATAAGTACTACCTCTGAAGCTATTGGAAGAAGCCGACCCTACCTTAATCGTCCCTCCGTGAAAGAAGATAAGTTCATTTACATTCGCAGCTTCTGCTTTGAATCTGAGGAACTTAGGAAGGTTACTATAGTATCTCCTATAGATATTAAAGATAGACTTCGCTGCTTCTCTGGTATGGGCTAATACTGCCACCTTAAAGTTAGGTGTAAATAAAGCCTTATGGAATAGCTTAGCTGCAATGATAGTAGTCAATCCTAACTGTCTCGCTTTCAAGACATATATCCAAGGATTGTCCTCCAAGTTATAAAGGAATCTTTGCTGTGCTACATTAGGTTTTAAAAGAACAAGACTGCCGTTCTTGTCGACAATCTTTAAATATGTATAACAGAAATAGTCAAAGTCAGACTTGCATTTCTCTATCTCTTTCTGTAGTTTCTTCTGCATATAAGTCTATTATAATAATATGGGATTGCGCCGATTCTTCTGTTTGTACAATACTATCTGGCTTTTCTTGCCAATATTGCGGCACTGGTAAATGTATAAATAAATAGTTATTCATCTTCCTTTTCACCAAGAATATCTAATAGGTCAGCCTCATAGTCTGAGACAGAATCATTCCTATTGATATCTGATAATAGCTTTAATGCCTCCAACTTTACCTTAGACCTATTGGCAAAATGGTTTCTGGGGTCATCATCTGGAGTATCCAGAATAAGCTGAAGGATAAGAGACTTTAAATCCCCAGACTTGACATCTGGGGTAGGTAATGCATCGATTAGGTCTGATAATGAAAGCTTTTTACTCATAAAAGTTATTATCCTGTACAATACCTAACATAACCCCCCCATATATGGTATGAAAGGGGGTTTGGGGATATATAGTACTATAAGTCTAACTCCAACTGTTCAGGTAGTATCCACTTCTCCATATAAGCTATAGCTCTTAACTCACTCTTATATCCATTATGTATTGCATCCTTTTCCCAATCTTCTAACTTATTATACTTATCTTTATCTCTGTACCTTTCCAGCATTAGAAAGGTTATAGCAAACTCATCTAAATCTTCAAAGACTATTGTCTCATCTTCAGTCTTACTAAACTGTCCGTTCTTATCTACTCTGCCAATAGTTCCATCTGATAGTATCATTTCTTTTCCTTTATTAGATTCAAGGTCTTCATCAACCTCATACAATAAGTATAGGATATATATATATCTTGTATATAAGATTAGTAATCATATTTAACTTTGACATTGCGGCATACCTTCTTACCTTTCACAATCTTACAGCGTTGCTTTATTACTGTGTACGTACGCTGTTTATTATTATTATAAGTTTGTCCTCTGGTACCTACCAAACCTAAGCAACCTGAAAGGTTGAGGCTGAAGGATAGTACCATCATTATCTGTATCAGTTTTCTTTTCATTTGAATAACTTAATCAGTTTGGAGACTGTCTCTTTAACTGAATCTATAATATAGTAAATGAACCAATCAACTAACAGAATCATTCTTCTTTGCTCTCAGTTTTAATATGAATCTGTTTACTGCTTCCATCTCTTTATCTTTATATGTTTGCTGTGCACATTTTGCACATTGACTTCCTTTCTTCTCTGCTATTTTATAAGTTAAACTATTCTTATATCTCTTCTCTATTCCACATCCAGTACATATTCTGATAAGGTCAGTCATCCTTCTCTCTAAAAACTCTGTATCCTATTATATATGTAAGAACATTCAAAGCTATTAGAAAGAAGAAGACCCACATATTACTTCAGATTATACTGTCTATCCCATTCAGCTATTTCATTATAACCTTCCCACTCATCCATATTATCTCTAACAGATTGGAAGTGTGAGTCAGTTGTTATAGTCTCCATAATATCTAGATTAAATCCTAGGAAACTGATATCAAATCCATTACACTCAGCATACTCACATAGATTGTCTATCTCTTCAGTATGAAATGTTTCTATATCATCTTTACTCTCGCACATTTCTTCATCTATCTCTACCTCTGCTCTGATTGGTATCATAAAGATTTGCTCATCTGTTATGGTCAGTTCATTGTATTCCCATAGAATGTTAGTGATGTATGCTTTCATATTAGCCTCACAAAGTTTTGGTTATTGTTTACACCTTTCAATAAGTCTATGTCTTCAGCCTTATGAATGTATAACTTATCTATCTTACCCTCCAATCTATTGTATAGGTATTCTTTGATAGCTACTACCAACTCTTCTTCTTTCAGTTCTTTCTCATACATCTTTTGATAGTTCTTTACTGAATAACTTATTCTCATACTACCATCCAATCATTCTTTGAAGCTACATTTACTTTATATTCTACCCTCGAACCACATTCACTGATAGCTTTAGCAATACCATCATAAGCTGCATCAATCATAGCATCACAGAATGCATTCCATTCCTCTTTGTTCTTAGGCTCTCTGTCCATAATGTCCTCGAACATTTCCTCATCCAAATCTAATCTTAGCTCTGCTTCGTACTCATACATTGGTAAGCTCCTCTGCCCCATAGACAGTCTCTCCCTCTGCATAGCCAATGCTCTGTATGACTCTACCCCACTGTGTAGTGCCCAAATCTTCGTCAAGATGCCTTAGCTTTGCACCGTCATCCATTCTTTCCATAGCCTCATCACTGATTGCTAAGATTGCTCCCATTCCGCTGTAAGTTTCTCCGTCATCCAACACGATGATAATGTTATTATACTCTGTCATTTTCTTTTCCTTTGTTGTTAGTAGGTTTCCTTCCTACCTTCTTATTATAACAACCATATACTAAAAGTTAAAGGAATATATTATATATTTTGTATATTATTTAGAGGTCGATGATTCTTTCTTTGAGTCTCTTCAGTACTTTGTTCAGTGTCTGATAGTTTGTTTCAGTTAACTTCATTAGGTCCATCTTACCAATAAATCCTGTCAGATATAAGACATAAGGTTCTGAATATTCTTTAGCTATCCAACTCAATATATCTTTGCCTATTAATATATGTTCAGGAGTAATAGGATTCTTTCTTTTGTACCATCCTGAATAACTCTCTGATATATCTTCAGTAATCTGTTGGAGTTCATCTTCAATAGCTATCTGTATCATCTCATCTCTAACGAATCTGTTTAATGTAAAGAACAACCAAGTTACATTTATTATTAATGGTTTTCCTTCAGCTTTCTCTAACAGTAACCTCTCTACTATGTATCCTACTAAATCATCAGCTGAATGATGAGTCTCAACTATCTTGTATAGTTTCTGAAGGGCTCTACTTCTTTTACTTAAGCTATGAGTCAGTCTCTTTATACATTCTGGGTGGGTACATAGTACAGAGGTACTGTCTATAGTGTGCTTTCTTTGGTGCCTATCACACTCTTTAGCCACCTTCGCAGTATTCCCTTACTATCCTACTACGTTCTTTTCTAGGAGTCTTATCGTGTAATGTAACGTGGAAGTTAGTCATAAACAAAGTTAATATTTTAGCAAACTGGGTGACATAATGATTGTTAATATTCTTTGCTTCCTTCAGCCCTTCTCTATTATCATTTAGTCTTTTGAATCCTTCTTTCACTATCTCTCTTACTGCTTTATGTTTATGATTAAGAGAAGCTTTATTGTATGGTGACAAACATTCATTCAATATATTTAACTCTCCCAAGAATATTTCACTGGTTGCTTTAATAGATTCCATCTTTTTCTTTGGACCTTTAAAGCTTTCTCTGTCTCCAGTTTCTTCATCGAAGAATATTAATACTAATGCATCCATCTGTTGCTTCAACTGATTAATAGTTTCTGCTAACAAACCGTCAACAAACTTAGCCTGAAAGTATACAGTTTTCTTTTGATGTTTCTCTTCTTCTATTAGTTCGTGAGCTACATCTATAACTAACTCATTCCCTTTCTTTGTCATTATCTCTTCAGCCATCTTTCCCTTCCTCCAGTTCTTTTTTAGTAAGGTCTTTAATGATTTTCTCAATGTCTTTTTTCTTTTCATACATCTCAGTCTTTAGTTTTCCTAATGCTATCACTGGGTCTTTACCTTGAATCAAACAATCTATTTTAATACCTCTCAAACATACTTCAAAGACATCGCTTTGTCTGAAGTATACTATCATTATATTATAACTATCAGCAAACCCTCGGATAACATTCGAATGTAGTTTAGCTTTCCATTCATAACTTGGAAACTTTAATCTTAACTCTTCTAATACCTTACCACATATCGAGCCATCATCTGATAAGGCAACCACTAATCTGTACCACCAGGATTTATGTTAGTCCAATAGTCTTCTTCATCTTCAGTTCTTTCTTTAGGTAATACTAGGAATGTCATCTTTCTTTCTATCATATGGACTCTCGCATCTAAGTCTGCAATCCTTTCCATTATATCTAATAGGTCACCACCAACCTGACCCATTGAACCTTTCAATGCTGTCTTAATATCTTTAGTCATTTAATCTCTCCAATAAATATGCTGGGAATATATGTAGTGATGTATTTAATAGTACCTCAACCAAATCCCCAGCTTCTGAACTGTCTATTAATTTAGTTACTAACATTATCTTACCTTCATTCTCATCATTTGTAATAATATATCTATTAGTGAATGTAGCTATGTCTCCTACCTTAAGTATATTATTCTCCTGTAATAAATAGTCTGATAATTTTTTAATATTATTTTATTTTATTAACCATCGAAGAGTCTGAACGTAGTGAAGACTCTGAGGGTTTGTATTATAATATCATATTATTTAATTTTCTTTAACTGTCCCACCAGAAAACCCCCCAGTTGAATGCTCACCGCTGACCCATATCATCAGCGATGGGTTAGATCACTGACTCAAGTCAGAAAAGAAAACTGCTACGACAGCAGCCGTTGTTATAACAATACACTGCGGGGGCAACAACCTACTAACATTCATTACACAATCGTAACAGAGGATATAACAACACGTTGTCCCGTTACGTTCATCACTTAAGGTGATTACTGTTCGGTCATTGTACGTCTAGTTAAAGTATATCTTTAGCTACAATATAAGTATACCACAACCAGAAAAAATGTCAATAAAAAGAAAAGAAAACGTAAATAAATATACTAATATATTAACAAAATTTCTGATTGTGATATACTTATAATATAACCACTAAAGGAGAAAAGTTAATGGGTAAGACTATTAAAATACCAGTTTTAGATATGGCTGGGAATCCAACAGGAGAATTTTATATGAAGATATTATCTAGTGAAGAGTTTGAGAAGAGAAAGTTACTGTTACCTGATATGAAGGTATGTAAAAAATGTAAGGAGAGTTATCCAGAAATGGATTTTGGTAAGGATAAGAGGCAGAGTGATGGGCTTAATAGATATTGTAAACCCTGTCATAGAAACAACTGTACTAGATCTAGAAAGAAAAGATCTAAACCCTGTGTCTATCAGCTATTCTTTACTGATGGTTCAACCTATATAGGTTCAACAGTTCAGAACTTTAGCGATAGGTTAGCTGTACATAGGGCTAAGATAGCCAAGAAGATTCATACAAATAAATATTTCAATGGATATGAACCTGAAGATTGTACAGGCAAGGTGCTAATATATGTAAATGATGAGGAAGAACTACGACGTAATGAATATGTTATGATTAAGCATTACAAAGAAGTCTACGGACATAGGTGTTTGAACTCATATTTATATACAGGAATAAAAATTGAAGACAAGGGACAGGAAAATGAGAATCAGAGTGAAGTGGCAACAGGCTGAAGATAGGTTTATCGAAGAACTCGATAAGAGATTAGGATATGATTGGAGAGGAAACTGTGGGGAAGCTGAAGAGTTCTATAAGGATATGGAATCGGACTTACATTTGCAATCTATCAAAGAAAAGGAGAAGAGTAAGACTCTAGTATATAAAGTTTAAACTACATCTTTTACTTTAACAACGTAAAACTCTTTGCCTGATAACTGGTCTATCGCTTCTGCTAAATGATCGTGACAGGCAAAGAGTTTTTCTTTTATAGATTGAGCTACGAACGTAGCTTCTTTTTTGCAACGATTGATATCACATCGTGTCGACATATTTGCCCAGTACATCTTGTGTTACTTCATTTACTTTTTCCATAACTTCCATAGCCATAATTAATTTTAGTAAATCTTCAGTCGACATTTGTTTGACGGTAGAAGGGCTTTCAGAATCCCCATACTGGTTGGTTTTTGGTACCATAGAGGGACTTTCTTTATCTTCTTGTGTATTACCTATAGGTTGTATAGGCTGTACATCTGGAGATAAAATCTGTGATGTTATGGGATTAATATTCACGCAGTTCTAGAACCCCAGTCACCATAACTTTCATCACGTCTGGAAGCTTCTGACTGTGTCTTTGTATCTTCAGCACCAGTTCTTTCACCCAAAGATTCATCTTCTCTGGCATCATAGCCCTGTTTCTTAGCCTCTTTAGTGTGAGCTTTCTTTAACTGCTGATGATACTTCTTACCCTCTGCAGTCTTGGGATCCCAGTCTTCAACCAAGACTGTTATCTCTTCGTAAAACTCTTCAACTGGTTGCGCAGCATCCATAGCTTCACCAACAGTTTCTGCACCGAACGATTCTTCAAGACCCAGTGTTGCATCTATATCCTCCTCTGGATAATCCTCCAGCATTACTACCATACTATCTCTGGCTGCCTCATCGGTCAGCCCTTTCTTTCCTCTAGCCATTTTGTTTCTCCTTTAAGTTAGCTATTATTAATCATCATAATCTGGGTCGTCAAGATATCTTGTTCCTACATTACGATATTCTTCAGGCAACCATTGCGGTCCACCAGCAGCTTGAGTAACATCTGCACCCATTCCTAGTATCTGCATAAGATTTCCCAAACTAGTTTGTTGTCCACTTTGATCCTGAGTGAACATTCCTAGCACTCTTCCCGCTGCTTCTTGACGAGATGGTTTTCTCGTTCTATCTTTTCCTGGCATTATTTATTCTCCTTATTAAAATGTTTAAATGCTTTTTCTCTTGGGGTATCAGCCATTACTATTCCCCTTCTATAAGATCTTGGTATAGTTTTTCAGCTGCAGCTTTTCTAGACTTCGCAAATCTATCTGTCGTTGCTCTAGTAGTTCCTGTTGGTCCCCCAGATGGATAGTCATACTGTGGTCCTAAAGCTCTCATAAGAGCTTTTGTATTTCGACTAATTGGTAGTGGTCTATATCTAGGTTCTAAAGATATATCACCTTCAAACATCTTGCCATATACTGAATCTGGTAATTTAAATTGAGCCTGATATTCGGGATTAGTAAAAGAAAGAGTATTACGAATTCTGTCTCTTGCAGTCGACCACTTCGGAAGTTCAGTAACAGAATCTCGTCCTCGTCCTAGTGCTTCTCCAAGATTTTGACCACTCCGTACAACATCTCTAAGTGTTATATGTTCAGGAGACTTTCCTTGTTGAATTAATAAATCATGAAGATCTAATTCTTTAGGTGGCATCCTCATTAGATACTCTATCTCTTCTGGAGGTAAGGGCTGCCTATAAGGTTGACCATGTATATTGGGCTGTCGAGGAAGAGTTAACTCTTTTTCGATATCTGAAAGTTTCTTGGCAGCTTTACGTTTAGGTTTATCAGCCATTATTTATTCTCCTTCTTAAAGTATTCCACTTGCTGCAATCTTTTAGCAGCTTCCCTTCGACTACTATACTTGCCTAGATTCTTTCCTTTCTTACTACGTACAGCATATTTAGATCCTTCCTTCTTAATCATTCTTCTTCTTCATCATAACACGGAGCAGTGATTCCAATACAATCCGAACAGAAACTAATATAACAATCATCGCTCCAAGCAATATTGCAGCAATCTTTAGGATCATATACTACACACTCTGGTAAGGTAAGACTCTCAATTAAACTTTCTTCTTTGCATTCTAATGAAGCAGTTATCTCTACTTGTATCTCAATGGGTTCCATTTGCAAGTCGATAGTACAACCTTCCATTGTAGCCATCATTCCCAAAGCTAAGAAGATATTAAATAACAATGCAAATAACAACATCTTAGTTCTGAAATTAATCACTTAAGTTTTAGAACCCGTTGGTTCTCCCATCTCGTCAAGAATTTTACGAGCTTCACCTCTTTCAGCTGGAGTTAAAACTTTTCCTCCTGCTCCGAGATTAATCTTCTTCTTTTTCTTGGGCTTAAATATATCACCGAACCAATCTTGAGGGTTCTTTTTTCGATCTCTTTTTCTAGCTAGTGCAACTGCTTTCTTTATTTTTGCAGCTGCACTTTGTCTTGCTGATCCTGCCATTAGTTGTGTCTCCATTTTGCTGCAATATCTACAGCTGCTTGTGAGCCAATATAAACCAGAGCAATTCCTGTCCAGTCTACACTAGCAAGTGTACCATAAAACATAAGTCCTGTTGCAGTCAGAAATACAAATAGCTTTCTGCTCAAGAACTTCTTTAATCCTTTGTCTACATATCCCATTACTCTACTTCACTTCCTGGTTTTGGAAGAGGACCTAGTGATCTTTGTAGTGGTATATTAAGTTGTCGTGGATATCCCCATGAGTCTAGATCAATTTCCCTTGTCATCGGTGCATCGGGATCGGTCATCGGAGCTGGAGCTGTAATAGGTGCAGCTGGTTTAGGAGCTTCACGTCCTCTCCAACCCATTGGAGCAGAGGGATCCCCTACTACAGTTCCTTTCTTCCACTCTTCCCAATCCACTGGAAGATCCCCTACTGCAGTTCCTTTCTCCACAAAAGCTGGATATCCTATAGCTTCAGCTACTTCTCCATATGTTGCTTCAGGTAGTTCTGGTTCGAATAATCCTAATTCCTCAAAGACTAAGGCTGAAGGTTGATCGAAGGTAATCGGTTCTTTCTTGGGAATATCTATACCAGCCCCTCGTAGACCTTTGCCAAAGAACTGTGTTGCCTCTTTTCCACTTCCCGATATACCATATTCATAGCCTGTATGTCTTTTAACTTCTCCTCGTCCTCTTGCAATATCAGATTCAAGTTCATCTTGTAAATATGGATCTGCCCAATCAGTAGCTGCAGTTGCTTCTCCAAATAATACAGTTGGAAGATCTGCTAATCTTCTTATCCATCGAGGCTGATCGATAACCTCTCCTGCTGCCATTCTTTCTTTTGTATCTCTTGCAAGTTGTAGTCCTGCTGCAGATCCGTATGTTGCAATTGTTAATATATAATCAGCTAATGCATTATCTTTAGTATAAGCTCTTGGGTCATCGTCATACCACGGAATATCATCACTAGCAAATATATCGATTAAGCCCATACCAATCAACGGAAGTGCTATAGCACCAGCTGCTCTACTAAGATTTTGTTTCGTAAGGATTTCATTAAGTTGTGCAGCACGATTGGGAGATTGCCTGATTAATTTTTCGAAAGCTTTAGCTTGTTCTGGATACCCTAGCGTTCTAATAATATCTGCTCCATGAAGTAGACTAGACGGTGGTGGTGGTCTAAGAGCACCCCGAACTTTAAAGCTTTCAAGCTCATAAGGCATTGCGTCTCGTATAACAGGTCCACGTGGACCTTCTGGGGGTGGACCTTCAGGGGGTGGAGGATCAGGAACACCTAAAACATTTCTAGCCCTTGCTCTTCTTTCCAACCGAGCTACATCATCTGCCTCACCTAGAGCTACAGCTTCTAGATCAGGAACCAAGCTTGGTCCAGGTGGATCCATACCAGCTGGTCTTCTTAAAACCCTAGGTCGACGAGTACCAGGAGGTCTAGCAGTTTCTGGAGGAGGTACTAATACTGGAGGTGCTGGTGGTTCAGGTGGCAAATCCATTATTCCTAAGTCTCTAGCTTGGTCCAATAGATTTTGAACTGCATTTAGATCAAGATCAGGGACACCACCAGGACCACCACCAGGACCACCACCAGGACCAGGACCCATGGGTCTGGCAATTCCTGTTTCAACCATCTTCTTTTCTAGTCCTTGTCCAATAGCTAGTTCCGCAGGATCTCTGTAAGCAGTCGTACGATGTTGTACCATTCTTAAAAGTTGATCTTTTATATTTTGTGCTGCTTGAGCATCATCCAGAGCTTTGGCAATGTCTTCGGGGGACATAGAGTGTATCATAGTATGAAGAGGTCTTTTAGTTTCAGGATCGATTGCAGGGGTAGAGGTTAATTCTGGTGGTGTGTACACATCTCTTCCCCAGACATCTTTTTTAATTGGATAAATATCTGAACCCAAAAGTGGATAATTACCTATACCTTCTCCATATGATTCAAACCGTGTTGGAGATTTTGTGGGTGTTATATCTGAGATCTCATCTA